TTTTTTTTTTTTTTGAGTTCACAATAAATTGCTACGTCTCACCAATTGGGCACTAGCATCTCCCACGCCGGGTCCTTAAAGGAGACCAAGCTAAATGTGCTGACTAGGAAATCTCTGAGGCTAAGAGATAGTAACGTTGGTCGCTTACCAACTCACAAACATCTGAACAAACTATAGAGGTGAAAAGGGCGTCGATATCGCCCAACCCGAGGTCATACTTGGCCATGACGACTTCTAACAAATCATCTTCGCTGATGATAACACTCTCGTTGACCAGTGCACTCATAAGTTCGCCTATGTTGTTAACATTACTCCTGGTGTGCCATGATAGCTCATCAGGAATTAACGAAGATTGAGGCACTCCGAGACTAGCGAAGCGTTGAAAGAAGAATTTTACTAGGTAAGGTACGTGACGAAATTCATAAGCATAACTGAGACACTTTCCGGCCATATATGCGTTATCGCTAACTGAACTGTTCCTGTTGGCTCGAGCATTAAAGCGTGCGAGAGCCTTAGCGATAAGAGGCACCATACAAGGGCCTGACGGGGTCGGTATGAAAAAACGTGAAAGAAAGGTTGCATCGCAATAAAACTCGACATGCTTAGCTTTGAGTATCATTTGAGCTTCGGCACAAGTCTGAGTCCAATCTTTTTCATCGATCTTAACACATCCAGTATTGGCTAATATATCGTCACCTAGTACAAGTATGCGTGTGCCAGTGAGTCCGGTACGGACACAAAAGGCATACCACAAGCACATGTTCCAAATCGTATTCCTGCCAGTAGTGTCCGTTGCACCGGTAGGAAGTTGGTGAGTGATGGTAGCACTCAAACCAAATTGTTTATTACGAACTAGGAACTTGGAGGCTAGTTTAAGGTAGGTTCCAATGAACCACTCGGGGGCACCACTTTTCTTCAACCAATAGGCAAATATTTCTCGTACATCCTGAACCTGCGTTTTGTCATTGCTACTAAAATCGCCCTCGACATAATTGTCTTCTTGGTTAGAGAAAACAAATTGGGATAGCGTGGTATCAGATTTAGCGTAAGCCGACATAATGGTGACCTCAGGGCAAGAAAACTGGTCTAAAGCTCCGATCAACCTCTTATTGAATTCGTCCATAAGAGGGCCTGTGAGAACGTTGTACTCGTCACTTCCAACGTATATGATCCGAGGAGCCCAAGAAGGGTCGTTGCGCTTGAGCAGGACTTCACTCTTTACCATTAGATCCTTGGTAGAGAGCTTGCGCAAATCGACATCATGGAGCCGGAGGAGCGCTTCGCGCATCCTCTTTTGCTTGTTGCCATCGAATTTGGAGAGCCATCTGATGTAGATGTCTTCAGTCCATTCGAAAGGCTCCATGTCTTGAAAGACCAGGTCGGCGAGCGAACATGCCGACTTCCTTATTGGTATTGAAACTCTATAGTCACTGTGGTAGTTGCAGCGCTTATTGAAGGCGCTGAACAACGATTTCACGTCATTTCCTGTGACAACCGGCACATTCTGGTCGAATACCGGGCCTAATTGGTCGAACTGGTCGTGGACGTCAGCAAAGTGCTTCGGGGTCTCGTCCACGACCATCGGTACAACTGGGACACACTCGCGGTCAGGGATCAACCGGAGATAACCAGGAGTATCGAATTCATGAGTACCATCGCAGACGGCTGGGGCTACCAGCGGTCTGCGACGTCTCTTATGCGAATGTCGATTTTTAGGCAGTTTCAAAAGTTT